ATAATGAATTATGTATAAAATGTAATAAATATACACAAAAAGATAAAATGCATTGTTCTAATTGTAAAACTTGTCATTATGAATTATCTCATAAAGTATGTATTGAATGTAATCAATGTATTTTTCACCAGGAATATAATACACATACTAAACAAGAATGTTGTAGTAGATTTATTGGGCAGAATAATAATATAAAATAAAAAAAAAATAAAAAAATTATATAAATTAAATATTATTAAAAATTTAATTAATTTTGTTTATCTATCCATTCGGCAACTATATCAGTAAGTGATGAATTACGTTTATTCATATTGTATGGATATACTTTATTTAAATTCATTTTTTTTAATCTAGCATTTTCAATATCATTTATACTATAACTAGTTCCTATATAATCACCTAAAGAAGATGTAATTATTGCTATTGTTGTTAATAATAAAGTTATAATTGGTGTATACCACCATGGATCTTTATCTTCTTCAGCTTTTAATTGATTTGTTATAGGATCTGTATATAATTTATATCCAGGTTCTTTAAAATGTTCAACTAATATATATAATATTATACATATAATATATATAATTATAAAGGCTAATAATGTTTTATTTTTAAACATATATATTATATAATTAATATATAATATAAATAATATTCTTTTTTTTATATTTAAATATTTTTATATATATTATTATAATATATATAAAAATATTTAATTTTTAATATGTGTTTATTATGTAAAAATATTGAAAATAATAATAATATTAAAAAATTAAAAATTTGTAATAATATTACTAAAATTCCACAACAAATATCATTTTATTTATATGAATTATATTGTAATAATTCAAATATTAGTGTATTATCCAATAATTTAGTTCATTTATTAATATTAGATTGTTCTTATTCTTATATAACTAAAATTCCAAGCACATTATATAATTTAATAAATTTAAATTGTTCTTTTACTAATATTACATTTATTCCTAAAGAATTATCAAATTTAACAGAATTAAATTGTGAATTTTGCCATAAATTATCATATTTACCAGATACATTATATAATTTGCAAACTTTAAATTGCTCTAATACTAAAATTAAATTATTACCTAAAACATATAAAAAATTAACACATTTATATATAAATAATACTGATATAATTACTATCCATAAAAATTTTAAATATTTACAATATTTAGAATGTTATAATGATAATCCTACAAAATATTTACAAATTTTTGAGTTACCTAAAACACTTAATAGATTATTATTATTAGATTGTAGTTTTAATAATTTATATAAATTACCTAGTAATATTAATAAATTATCATATTTGAATATTTCAAATAATAATAATTTAACTGAATTAAGTAAAAAATTATATAATATTTCATATTTAGATATTTCAAATTCATCAATTCGTAAAATACATAATAAATTTAATAATTTATTATTCTTAAATTTATCAAATACAAATATTGATAAATTACCAGATAAAAATATTAAATTAACTACATTAATATGTTCTCATACTTATATTAAAGAAATACCTGAATCTTATATTAATTTAAATCATTTAAATATTTCAAATACAAATATTAATAGAATTTCTGAAAAATTTGTTAATTTAATATATATTGATTGTAGTACATCATTAGTTGATTATATACCACCAGAATTAATTAATTTAAAATATTTACATTTTACTAATACTAAAATTAAAGAAGATGATGTAAATTTTATTCATGAATTAAATTCTAAATATTAAATTAAACATATATTATTATTATTAAAATAAATATGAACTGTTGTAATGCATATATGTTTGACGAAAAATTTACATATCCTTTATTTAATTCATATGATACAGATTTTTATCTATGTAAAGATAAATATAGTAATACTATTAAAAAATATATAAAAAAATATATTTGGAAAAAAAAATTGCCAATTTTATGGAAGATTGCTGAATATTATACTATGAAAAAATATCATCCAAATTCAAATGCTATACTTGATTATATTTATAATTATTAATATTTTTATACCAATTCTTAATTATATTACTTTTTTTTATATATTTATTACATAAATCATTTTTATCATAAAAATATTCTTGACAATCATAACATGCATATATTAAATTAGAATTATTACATTTTTTACATTTATTTGTAAAATTATTTATAGTTGAATTATAAAAACATTTTGTACATAATTTATCATCAATTGTATGATTATATTCCATATTTATATAATAAATGATTATTTATTATTCAATTTTTTATTATTACTAAAGTTAACTATTTATATATGATAATAAATAATTAAAAATAATAAATATTATATATATATATATATAAATAAATAAAAAATGTCAAAAAAAAATAAATGTTTTAAATGTAAAAAAAATGTTAATTTATATGGTATTACATGTAAATGTAAGAATATATACTGTTATTTATGTTTAGATAATACTAAACATAATTGTACATATGATTATAAAGAAGAAGCACAAAATAAAATAAAAAAAGAAATGGTAAAAATAATACCAAATAAATTAGAAAGAATATAAATTATCTAACTATTTAAATAATATGATAATTCATCAATTGATAAATATATTAAAACAAGTTGTTCTATTATTACTATTATTTTACCTACTGGTGTAGATGGTGTTAAATCACCATATCCTATAGTTGCCAATGTTGTAGTTGTAAAATATAAACCATCAAGCCCTTGTTCCCACACTGGTATATTTTTTTTATTATTAAATGTTTCAGTAAATATAAATAATGTTATATGTATTATAGCAATACATATAAAAAATATTAATAATTTAAATCCAAAACTATTTAGTTTAATATCTTTTTTTATTTCCATTGACATAATTGTTATATATATATATATATTATTTTTTTATATTTTTTTTTAATATATTTTTATATGATTTATCATCAGTTTTATTATAACAATAAATATATTCTGAATCTTCTATATAAGATTCAGTTATTAAATCTAATTCTTTTTCATCTTTTTCTTTCTTTTCTTTCTTTTTATCAGTATAATTTTTATATGTATTTTTGAAATATTTAATTAAAAACATTATTATATATAAATATAAATCATATTATTTTATATAATAATTATTAATATGATTTTAAAAATTTTATTTAATATAATAATTATTAAACAAATATATTTAAGTTATAATAATATATATAATTATTTTATAGTTACTGAAGATAATTATTCTAAAATTGATAATTTTGTAAAATATGATATATATCTACATAAAAAAAAATAAAAAATACTATTATATATGATTTATAAACCATTAAAAAAAAATTCTATATCGTTGGTAAATTAAATACTTGCTACTTTAGAAAAATTGGAGTTGAAAAACATGAAAAGGTATACTTATTAGAAGAATGTAAACAAAAAATTAATGATTTAAAATTTCATTAAAAATACTTTAATTTATCACAAATTTTAAACATATTACAAATTAATGAAAAGAATGGGATATATATATATATGAATTTTAAATTAAAAGAATCACATGAATATATAGATGGATTAAATTCTATTTAAATATATATTTATTATTTAAATATATATTTTTTAATATATATATTTAACGTTATCGCATTCGACATTAAACCTAAGTTTTTTTAGCTTTCGTACACGTCTAGTTGTTTTTGTTTCATCTTTTTTCTTTTATTTTCATTTTCTTGTTCAGTTTTGTAGCTTTTTTCAAGTGCTTTGTGTAGTTTATTTTTTAATAATGGATATTAAAAATTATAAATGTAGTAGTTGTAATAAATATAAAGATAAAGTTAATTTTATTAGTTTAAGATCAGAAAATACAATTACAAAAAAATGTATAACTTGTAGAAGTTATACTAATAAAAGTAAAAATAAAAAAAATACAAAAGTATATAATCTGCATGAATAATATAAACTATTAAAAAAAAATTTACCACCTTGTCAAATTTGTAAAGATAATAATATAAATCATAAAGAATTTGACCATATAGATCCCGATGGTATTATTAATATAACAAATAAAAAAATCGGATGTGTATATGATATGAAAAATATTAAATTAATGCAATTAGAGGCAAATAAATGTAGATGTTTATGTAGAAAATGTCATACAAAAGAATCATCTAAAAAATTAAAAGAAAAAAAAGAAAATTTTATATATTCAAAACAAAATAAAGCTATAATTAAATTAAATAATGTCAATAGAAACAAAGATTATGTAGATTCAATTAAAATAAGTATAGGTAAATGTAATAATATTAATTGTAATGATATATTTGATAATAATAATTTAATGTTTTATGAATTTAACCATATTAATTATATAGATAAATATAAAACTATTAATAAAATGGTTTATGATGGTAATTCAATTGAAAAAATTAAATTAGAAATAACTAAATGTGAATTATTATGTAGTTATTGTCATTACGACTATACCATTACACAAAGAAATAATATTAAATATATAGTACAATATAAAATAATAAAACAAAAAGTATTAACTGATTTATTATTAAAATTAAATAATATTTAATTTAATATATATATAATAAAAAATGAATAAAAAATATGATTATTTATGTAAGATAATTTTAATTGGTGACTCTGGTATTGGTAAATCTAGTATAATAGAAAGATTTGCAGATAATAATTTTCATCATCAGTTTGTTTCAACTATTGGTGTTGACTTTAAAGTTAAAACTATTAAAATAGATGACAAATTAGTTAAAATACAGGCATGGGACGTTGCAGGGCAAGAAAGATTTAGATCAATAGTTAGCGTATATTATAAAGGTTGCCATGGTATAGTTGTTATTTTTGATATAACAAATAAAAATTCATTTAAAAATGTAAAAACATGGTTACATGAAGTAGATAGATATATAAAAGAAGATGTGCCAAAAATATTAATTGGTAATAAATCAGATTTAATTAATAGAAGAAGAGTTAGCTTTGAAGAAGCAAATTTATTTGCTGAAAGTTTGTGTATAAAATATATTGAAACAAGTGCTAAAGATAATATAAATATTGATGATATATTTTATAATATATCAAAAAATATTATAAATACACACAAATTGATTAATAATAATAATAATAATATTATATTAACTGAAGGTCAACAAGTTATTTTTGATGAAAAAAAACAAAGTAAATGTTGTTAACATTAATAATAATAATATTAATTATTTTGGATATTTATTGTTAATATTTAATTTTTTATTTTTAAATATTAATTATTTATTATATATTATATATTTAAAATAATATTATGCCTGAAGATAATATTATTTGTGTTATTTGTTTATCAGATGTTGATACAAATGAAATTAAATTAGATTGTTCCCATATTTTTCATAAAAAATGTATGAAAAATATTATAAAATGCCCACTATGTAGATTTGTATTAATTATTGATAATAATGAAAATATTATAGTACAAAGAAATGAATGCTATATTAATTTATATGCATATAGTATTGCACTTATATTAATATGTATAATAATTGGATGCTTTATATTAATTAATCATATTTAAATTTATATTTATATAATAATAATAATATGGAAAATAATAAAAAAGAAAAAGAAAATGAAATACAATGTGCTATATGTTTAGATGACGAAGAATATAAAAATAAAGAATTTAAAGTATTAGATTGTACACACAAGTTTCATACAATATGTGTACAACAAATTCGTAATAATAAATGTCCATTATGTAGAGAAATTATAGATAAAAATATAGTTAATAATCAAAATGATAATGAAAGTATTTATGATTTTATACCACCACTTATTTCATCTATGTTTACTTTTAGTCAACAAAATATAAGTTTAGTTAGTCCCCGCTACAATAGCCCTACATATTCTTCTGATGATAATTGGTCAACTGATGGATCTATAAATATTTATAATGATTTAGAATATTCTTTTAATTCCAATGATTTTCCAGATCCTAATGTTGAATCATTAAATGATTTAGAAAGAAATAACCAAATTATTGATAATAATTATAATATTACTACTATAGTTTCAGCTAATAATAATAATAGTATGATTTATACTAATATTAGTACTACTACTAATAATAATGATATTATTTATACTAATATTAGTACATATAATCATGTTACTATAGATATTTAAACTATATTATTATTATGGTCATCAAATATAGTTTTATTTAAATAATATTCTTTTATTATTTTTTTATAATATTTACTATCACCAATTTTACAATAGTCATTATATCTTTCTTTATATAATGTTTCTATATAGTTCTCAGAATGTATATTTTCTGGTAAGTTTATTTTATATATCTTTAATATTATATGTATCTTTGAAAATATTTGATTGATTAATTCATTTACACTTATTTCAACCCACTTTTCATTCTTATATATATAAAATACTTCATTTTCATATTTAATTGTTTGATTATGTATATAGTTTTCATTATTATATATTAATTTTAAAAAATAAATAAATATATCTATCATTTTAATATCCATTATACCTGTATAATTATAATTATTCACTTTAAATTTTCTACTATGAAAATCCTTTGAATATATTTTTTCTAATACATTTATTAATTCTATATTTAATGTGTTTTTTTTTATAAATGTTATATCTTCTTCTCCAAAATTATTTAGTACTGTACACATATCTATTCTTTTAATATTATTCTTTCTCTCATTAATTATACTTAATATAGATGAAAAATGTTTAAATAATTCTTCATTACATAATTTTATAAAATCTTTTACATTATCATTATCTTTATATTCTTCTCTTTCATATTTCATTATAAATGTTTTATAAAATTCTATTAAACCTTTATTTAATCCATCATATTTAATTACTTGTATTGCTATAGAATATATTAAATGTAATATATTATCTACACAATTTACTATATTATCTTTATCTATCTTTAATTTTAATTTTTCAAATAAATCATCTTTACATATTATCCAATTATCTGGCATATCTATATTAAAACATAATTCTTTTATTAAGTTTGTAAAATTATATATATTTGATAATTCATCTGTATAATCATCTATAGTTAAATTTGATAATTCATCAATATTAAATTCTAATTTCTCCAATGGATTAGATTTTAAAAAATATGAATGATGTAGTTTACCCTCTGGTGTAAAGATATTTATTTGTGTATTATTAATTGTAGTATTATTATTTATAATTGTTGGTTTTTGTGCTAATTCTAATTGATGTTTTAATTCTAAGTTCTCTTTTAATAAATCAACCTTTATACATGGATTCTTTCTATTCTTGTGTGCTTTTAATTGTTGCCCTGTTTTGAATATTTTTAAACAATTTTCACATTTATTTTCTTTAACTTGGTTACATGGGTTTTTTCTATGTAAATGCCTTTGTAATTCACTATTATATTTAAAAGATTTTTCGCATTTTTCACAATCATACATTATAATTATGATTAATTATATATTAATTATTTAATGTATAATGTATAATAATAAATATATAAATCTTTAAAATAAATTTGTAAAAAAATATTAATATTTGTAAAAAAAAATGTATAATAATTACAGATATTATACATTTTCGATATAATTAATTAATGTATATAGTTATTTTAATTTGTAAAAAATATTAAATAACTATAAAATAATTATTTTATACAAATTTAATATAATAATTCTAAAATAATAGAATTTAATTTTTTAAATTCTATTTTATACATTTCTCCGTTTAATTTATATTCTTTTAATTTTTCAAATATTAATTTTTCTAATTCAATATAGTTATTACATTTATAATTAAAACAATAATAATATTTATCATTACTAATTGATCCAGTATTATATGATGATAATCTACTTTTTAAATCAATAGTTTGGCCAATTTTATAAATATCCTTATTATTATAAACATTAGTCGTACAAACATAAATATATCCATATTTTTCAGTTAATGTTATATCATTTTTTATATATTCTTCTAATTGTTTTTTTAATTGTAAATTTTCTTTTAATAAATCAACCTTAATACAAGGATTTATCCTATTTTGGTGTGCTTTTAAATTCGAAGTTCTATTAAATACTTTTAAACAATTACTACACTTATGTATAATTTTTTTGTCGCAAGGATTTTTTCTTTCTAAGTGTTTTTGTAAATGACTATTAGATTTAAATGATTTATCACATTTTTCGCAATCATACATTTTATTACTCATGCTTGTAAAAAATAATTATTTTTTAATACTTTTTTGTATAATTATAGTAATAATATATTAAATCTTTAATATAAATTTGTATAAAATTATTAAAACTTGTAAAAAATAACTAAGAACAATTATGTTTTTTTGTAAGATTAGTACAAATTATTATCATTTACTATATAATTACTCTTGTTAAAAAGTATTTTTAATAACTTTTAACAATTTTATAATTTATAAAAACAAAAATGAAAATATAAATTTTAAAAAAATAAAAAAATTTAGAAAAATAAAATTATAAAAATATTTTTCTTAAAATTTTTAAAAAAAGAAAAATGAAAAATATTAATTTGTAAATTATAATATTTATAAATCATCAAAATCAAAGATACAAAATTCATTATCTTGAATATTTTCCAATAAACCTTTTTCTTGAGGTTTTCCAATATTAAGTTCATCATTATCATTTTTACATATGCCAAATAATTCTAAACAAATTTCATTCAATTCTTGAATAAGTTTATTATCAACGATAATTTGATTTCTATGTATTTCATCAATATTAACCATTATTATATCTTTCATTTTTAATTAAAAGTTTTTACTAATATAATTATATAGAATAATTAATCAATTTTTTTTTATTAATTTAATACTATAAGCAATTAAACTAATAGAAATAATATCAATTATGCCTGTAATAACATGTGGAAATAATGCAAAATCAGTAATACTTATACTTGAATATATATTTAGTGTAATAATTATTACACTAGTACTTAATAGTAAATTTTTATCTAAAAAATCCATTTATATTTATATATAATGAAATATATTAAAAAAATAAATAATTGATTATAAATTACTTTTCCAAATATTTGTTTCATTATTAATAATACTATTTGGCACCATATTAATATCACCATTATAATCTTCTTTTAATTTAATATAATATTGCTGTAATAAAAATTTAAATTGTTTTTCTATATCAATATCATTAGATAAAGTGAAAAATATATTTTTTATTTCTTTTTTTTCATTTTTATTAATAGGATTTTCCACAAAATTATGTTTCATTTTATAAAATAGAACATTTTTTTGTACTATATTATTATCAATAGAAATATTATGATTGGTTGTAATAATATGAAATGATTTATTTATATTTTTTGTATTATCAATTAAATTATTATAGTTTAATATAATATCTTTAATTGGTTTAGAATAATGAATTATATTAAATTTCCAATCATTAATTAAATTTCCACCATTAAGTAAATTACTTATAGGCATTTTAATATTTTTATTATAAAATGAATATTTAATTAAATTAATTAAAAATGATTTACCATTTGATCCATTACCTTGTAATATTAAATATGTATTTTCATTAGGTTTATCATAATAACAAATAGATAACTGATACATTATATAATCTAAAGCTTCATATTCTTCTTCATGGAATAAATCCATAATTATATTTTTTAATAAAAATTTATTATTATCATTAGAAGATGTATAATCAATAATATTACCCATAGTTTTTTTTAAATATTTTATATATTAGTAAATAAATTTATCAATTTTATTTTTTATAAGTAATTTATTTAATTAATATAATTTTATTAGTTTTTTCATTATGAAAAAATATATTAAATTTATTAGAAATATTATTAATAATAAAAATAAAAATAAATCCAAATTAAAATAAAAAATATTATAATAAAATATTATTAGTAAATCAATCTTATATACTAATGACAATATTATATATTCTCCTAATAAACATTCTATGTTAATAATATTAAGAATATGTAATGTTTTTAAAAAATATACATTATTATAAAAAATCATATTTTTTTATTTATATATTAATATTTATATCTTTCATTTAATATAAATTTTTAAACAAGATGAAGAATTATAATATTATAATGTTAGCAATAATTATATTTATTATATTTTATTTATTATACTTAGAATATTTATGTAAAGAAGAAATATTAGATGAAAAACATATAATTAAAAATTATGATTCAAATATAATTGATTATTTATATAATTTAAACAAAAAAGATAAATTATTATTAAAGGAATTTATATTAAGTTTAACAAAAGAAAATACAAAAAGAAAAGAAAAAAGAAAACTTCATAGTCTAATTATAAATGGAATCCTTGTATCTGCTGGTATTGTTGTTTTAGATAATTTAGAATTTCCAAATTATGTACAATATCCTATAATTTCTTCTATTATATCAATTTTAACACCATATTAAATTATTTGTTTAATAATTTATCTTTCAACCATTTAGGAATTTTTTTTATTCTATAATCATCCAATGATTTAATCCATTTATATTTTTTTGCAACTATACTAGGATAAGTGACAACTTGTCCACCATCTGATTTAATATCAATACCAATTCGTTTACCATCAATTTTAATTTTTAAACTACTTTTTATATCTTTATCATATTTAAAATATAAATGAATACCACCTTCTAGTCCACCTGTTTTAATAGTAGGTGTATCTATTTCTCCATATTCTTTAATCCATTTTTTCCAAATTTTTAAACCATTATCTTTTTTATCAATATCTACAACTATAATATTATTAACTTTACCTGTTAATATTCCTATATTTTCATCACCTTTTATTTCTTTCGATTTTTTAATTTTTTGCCATTCTTTTAAATAAGGATATTTCTGCCTTGGTACTAAAGGTATTGAAATTAATTTAAATTTATTATAATATTCTGTTGGATTTTCCATATTTATTTATATAATAAGTAATATATTTTAATTAATTTTTTATAAATATCTAAAAACATAATTAAATATTATTATTTCTAACTATTATATTTATTATAATATAATAGTTAGAAATAATTAGAAATGAATGAAACAGTAGATAAAGATATATTTAATATAAATCCAAAGGATTTAAAAAATTGTGTATATAGTAATTTAACTATATATGCTAGAGTATTTAAGGTATATGATGGTGATACAGTAAGTATTATATTTAAATATAATAATGATTTTATAAAATATAATTGTAGGATTAATATGATAGATACACCAGAAATGAAAAGTAAAAATATAAAAGAAAAGGAATATGCTAAAAAAGCAAAAAAATATTTAGCAGATAAAGTATTAGAAAAGATAATTAAAGTTAAAATATTAGATTTTGATAAATATGGGCGCCTCTTGGTTGAATTATATGATCCAGATACTAATGAAAATATTAATGATATGATGGTAACAGGTGGATATGCAAAAATATATGATGGTGGACATAAAGAAGAATGGATATTTGAATAAATTAATAATATAAAATTATAAAAGTATTTTTTTTATAATATATACTATGGTTAAAATACTAAATTGGAATGTTAATGGATTAAGGGCATTATTAAAGAAAGAAAATATAAAAAATAACAAAAAAGAAAAAGATAATACATTTATAAATTTTATAAAACAATATCAAATAATATGTTTACAGGAAATTAAACTATGTGATAAGACTATAGATAATTTATTAGAAATATTACCAGAATATAATAAATATTATAGTTTACCTTCATGTAAACGTGGATATTCAGGTGTTGCAATATTAAGTAAAATAGAACCAATTAATTATGCTATTGATTTAAAAGAAGATAATGAAGGTAGATATATTCATATAGAATTTAATAAAGTATATATAGTAAATATCTATAAACCAAATTCAGGAGCACAATTAGAAAGATTAGAATTTAAAGATAATTTTGATAAATTATTTCAAAAACAAATAAATAAATTAAGTAAAAAAAAGGAAGTAATAATATGTGGTGATTTTAATGCAGTAAAAAATGATAAAGGAACATATGATTATAAAAATCATTTTAATAAATTAAGTGGTGTAACAGAAATTGAAATAAAAAATATAAATAAGTTAATAGATAATAAAAATATATATGATATATATAATGAAAAATATCCAAATAAAAAAATATATAGTTATTTTTCATATAGGTTCCCAGCTAGATTACATAATAAAGGACTACTAATTGATTTTATATTAGTAACAAAAGGAATAATGAATTATTACAAAAAAATAAAATATTTAGATAATATATATGGGTCTGACCATATATCTATTATGTTAGAATTAGATAATAAAATACTTAATTAAATGGAACAATAATTTTTTTTGCATATCTTCTATTATTTACTCTTTCAATTGTATCATTAATTTCTGTTACCATTTCACATTTTTCTAAAATAGGATGTATTCCCCTTCTATATAATTGTACACTAACACAAATACCAGCAATTATATTAATTATAAATTTAAACATTTTCCATATTTTATACCAATAATTTAAATTAGATTCATTATTATTATCTTTACCAGTTGTATATTGTTCAACTGCTCCAATACTTAACCCCCAAATAAAGAAAAATAATGTAAATATTAATATAATTATAGTACTAAATGTAATAAATTTATCATATTTATCTACAATAGTCATATATTTTGTTTCATAAAATAAATTTGAAACTATTGTTTTTATACTTTTATCAGTATTACATTTTTTTAATTTTGGTATTATCATAGTTTTATTAATCATTTCTTCAGGGTATATTTGTTTTGTTTTAATAATTGACTGTACATTACTAATTGAATCAGATTTTTCACTCATATTTTTATTATATTAAAAATATTAATAATATATAATAATATAAACAAATAAATAAATAAATAAATAAAATATTATATGTGTATTATTTGTAATAAAGAATATGATATAAATATAAAATATATATATATACAAAATTGTAAAAAAATTAAAGAAATACCAAAAAACTTAATAAATCTAGAAGAATTAATAATTGAAAAATGTGATAATTTTAATAAGTTACATAATACATTTACTAAATTAAAAAAATTATATATACATTATTATAATAAAATTAGTTATATTCCTGATAATTTTAATAATTTAGAAGATTTACAATTAGAATTTTGCCCAATAGGTAAACAAACTATATATTGCTATAGTATAGATAAAAAGAAAATACAAAATTATATTAATTATATTAATAAAATTTAAATATCATTTAAATTTAATATTATTATATAATAATAATATTAAAAAAAATAAAATTATGAATGATACATTATCTAAAGCATTAATTATTTTAGTAGGTGGTGTATTAATTTATTCACCTACATTATATGTATATTATTTAACACAAAAAACTAATAAAAGAATTGATGAAATTGAGTCACATGTTCATGATATGAAAGAAATTGATGAAATTAAGTTGTCAAAGTAATAAACTAATATTATCAGTAATATTTAAGTTATTGATTTTTTTTTCATCAATAATATTCTTAATTAATTTTAAATCATTTAATTTATTTTCTAAATTAATAAAAGAAGAGTTTAATTCTATATAATCATTTTGTAAAATTATATAATTATTAAATAATTTATCAAATTCTATAGATAAATTATTTAATAATTATATAA